AACTCAACAAACCTGCTGGTCCTTCTCGCATGGATCGTTTGAAGTCTGCTGCTAAGAAAGCAGGTTCTAAATTAAAAGCAGGTGCTATGAAGGCAGGTGCTGCTGCTAAGAAAGGAATTAAGGCAGCGGGTAAATCTGCTGCTAAAAATGCTGGTAAGGCAGTTGGAGAATTCCAAGCAGCACGAATCAAGCAGAAGAGAGCAGCAATGTCTCGTCCTACAAAACAGTCTTCATCTAGTGATTCTAAGTCTTCATCCAGTGATGATGATGGCACAGGTGGTAAGTTAGATGCACTCTTGGCAAAAACTAGAGGCACCTCTAGCAGCAGCAATTCCTCTGGCGGTGGATCTTCTAGTGGTGGATCTTCTAGTGGTGGTAGTGCTCCTGCTAAGAAAAAGAAGGGTCCTGGTCTACTCAGAAAAGTTGGTAGTGCAGTTAAGAAAGGTCTGAAGAAAGCAGTTGGCAAGACTGCTCGTGTGGTATCCAAGGGCAGTGGTGCTCTCGCCAAGCGTCTTGGTGAAGACTATGAAACTATTGCACATCTTCATGAGTCTGGATTGTTTAGCATGGAAGAAATTGAAGCTGTTGTATTAGAATCTGAAAAAAATATTAGAGGGTATGATTCCGAGGAGCAGAAGAAACGTCTAGAAAAGAAGCGTGGAATGAAATTAGATGATCACCCACAATTTAAAAAGGAGAATAAGTGATGCTTAGTTTTAAACAACTTTCTGAAAAGAAAACTAAAGTTAAAATCAATCCTAAACTAGATGAATTGAAGGAAAAGAAGGGATGCTCCAAGTGTGGGCATTCCCCTGAAAAGAAATCTAAATGTGACTGTGAGTGTCACGAAGAAATGAGCGAAGCGAAAAAGAAAGACGATACTTATCTGGAGACAGATTTTAAGAAGCGTCAGAAAAATAATGAGAAAGCTCGTAAGGATCTTATGAAAGGTCCGCAAATGAAAAATCCACACTTTGAATCTACCGAGGAAAACGCCTATGTCAGTCAAGAAGAAGTTTCAGAAGAAAGCACAGAAGAAGTCGCAGAAACTGAAAATTCGATCTTGACCTTTGGCACCTTCAATGAGCGTACTCGTTACGCCAAAGAAACTGGTAAAGATCCTCAGACTGGTAAAGAATCTAAGAAGGGTGGCACCATGGATGGAAAGGGTGCATTTGCAGCAGTCCGTAGGGACATGATTAAGACTGGTGGGGTAATGTCTTCTAGAAAGAAAGCAATCCAACCCCAAGGAAAGAAGAAAGTGAAGGGTGCTAAACCCAAATTTAAAACTGAACCTACTCCAGTTGATAAGATCAAGAATAAACTTGCTCAAAAGAGAGCACCTAAACCAAATCCTTACAAGCCAAGAGCTGGTGAATCTGATTGATGCTATATAGGATAGACCCTTTATAGGCAAAAATCATGTTAGCATTCTTACTACCCCTTGCGTCCAAAATTATCAAAGATGCAGTCGCCAAAATTCCAGAGAATGAAGAACTCGGTGAGAAGATGGTTGAGATCTGTCTTATTATTCTTGCTAAAGCGGTTAAGTTAACTAAGACTGATATGGATGACAAATTGCTTGAAGTTGTTACTAAAGCAATTCAAGCAAGAGAATCTGAATAATTATAAATAACTAAACGGAATACAACGTCGGAGAAACAATGTCTTTATACGGAAGAGTTGACTCCACTGCTAACCAGACCGCTGTCGGTCGTACCATTGGTAACAGCGGTGGGTCTGTAACAAAAACAATCGTCTTTGTTGACGAAACAGAAACAGGTCTTGCAGCAAACAAAGGTCGTGGCATCACCGCCCCTGGCTGGTGGGCATATCACACATACACAGATTCTTCTGGTGCAACTCGCCACAGAGCAGAGCATCTTATGTCTCTGACTAATCCTGAGGCTAACTCTGCTGAAACTCTCTCCGATGATACCATCGCAGCGGATGCAGCAAACACCATCACGCTCAGCACAAACAACACCGACAAGACTACTTCTTCTGGTGCTGCAACCTTCGCTGTTGTTGCTTCTGTTACCAACTCTGGTACAGCAGCATTCCAATGGCAGAAGCGCACATCTTCCAGCGGTCGTTTTGCAAACGTCTCTGGTGCAACCAACACCAATCTGGCACTCACAGGTCAGACTGCAGCAAACGATGGCAACCAGTATCGTGTTAAAGTAACATCTGATAATGGTGCTCCTGAAGTAATCTCTGCCGTAGCAACACTGACATTTGGTAGCTGATGAAATTTGACGAATTGAATGAAGGAAACTACATTCTTTTCGCCATCAAGCATTATGAAAATCCTCAGTGTGTAACACGAGACGATTTTGATGAAGACATTAAACGCTTCAAATATTTGAAGCGTTTATTTAAAAGATATTTAAAAGGTGGGACACTTAGGACCCACCTTGTTATTAATCATCTTATTATTCTTTTTAATGTTTTTGGCGAAGCGACCACACCACTCCTCTTTTTCAAATTAGAGAGGGAGTACTGGTGTATTTTAAAAACATTTTTAATGTTTTTGAATAAATACCCTGTAGGAATGCTGCCTGATTTAGAGGTAGACATTGATATCCAAGAAGTCCTGAGGAAGATATGAAGGAAGAAATGATGACAACTGGATTCACTGGTGGGGATACTGCAACAGGTCCTACTGCTGGATACGATCCTGTCATGAAATTCCGTAAGAAACTCAAGAAGAGTAAGGACGATAAAAAACTTGTGATGCCTGGTAACAAACTTGGCGAGTCAAGAGAGAATCCCTCATTTCCCTCAAGACTATTTCAATACAAAGTAAATATTCCTGAAGTTGGTGAGACTATAATTTTTGCAAGTTCTCCTGCAGAGTTGAGACAAAAACTTCGATTACTAATCAATCCTCGTTACAGAGGTGATATTAATATTGAGAGAATTATGCCTGGTGAAGCGGGTAAATTCTTTATGGATAAGCGACAGAAAGCACTTCGCAATGTAAAGGAAGCAGCTGACCAAGCAATGAAGCAACAGATGACTCGTCAGCAGATCAATCTTGAAAAGCAAAAAGCAGGCGATAAGATTAAACAAATCAGACTTGAGTTACAAAAGAAAACTCAATCTCTCATGAAGAAGCAGCGAGCAGGTGGAGCACAAGCAACCGTAGATAAGTGATGGATGAGCAAAATCTAAACACTGCTATAATTGAAAGACTTGAAAGAGTTGTAGATACATTGCAAGATAACTCCATACAAATGGGGAAACTTCTTGCTGTCCATAATGAGAAGTTAGATAAACAAGATAAAGTAGATGCCATTCTATTTGAGAAGTTAGATAGATTGTCAGAAGATCTTAAAAGAGAAACTAATGCAATTAAGAGAGGATGTGAAAGAGACATCCGTCTCATTGATGATAGACTTAGAGTATTAGAAAAGAAAATGTGGAGTATTGCAGGAGCACTAGCAGTGATCAGTGTCCTGATTTCTCCTATCGGTCAGAGAATTTTTTCAAACCTGTTGACACCAGCTCAAGGATCGAGTAGCATGGAGACTGAGATCTCTAGGTCTATCGGTTGATTGATGTAGTTTACGCAAATCTTGTTTCTTCTCGTCTTGAGAGATTTAAACAAGTAAGGAATGGTGTGTATACTTTTCGATGTCCCTACTGTGGAGACTCTGAGAAGTATCGCAATAAGACTAGAGGATACTTCTTCACAAAGAAGAGTGGACTGGTCTACAAATGCCACAACTGTGGCGTAGGAAGGTCGTTTTCAAACTTTCTGAAAGACAATGCTGCTGACTTGCATGATGAATATGTCATGGAGCGTTACAAGCAAGGGTTGACAGGAAAGGGTCGTAACGTTGCTAATCCAAAGTTTGAATTTGACAAACCAAAGTTTGTTAAAAAGCAAACAAAATTGCCAAAGATTTCTGAGCTAAATAATCTTCACCCAGCAAAAGGATACCTTCTTGGTCGTGGTATTCCAGAAGAGAAATTTTCTGAGTTATACTACGCTGAGGAGTTTTGTAAATGGACTAATAAGCAGAAACAAACTTTTCACAATATCAAGAAGGATCACCCAAGAATTATTATTCCTTTCATTGATAAAGATGGAAAGTGGTTTGGATATCAAGGTAGATCATTGTATCCCAATGATAGTCTAAGATATATCACCGTCATGCTTGATGAAGATAGACCTAAAATCTATGGACTTAATAATATTGATGATACCAAACCTGTATACATTACTGAAGGACCATTAGATTCACTTTTTATTGATAATGCCATAGCAATGGCAGGAGCTGATGTCGATGTATCTGATTATGATTGGAATTGTGTTTATATTTTCGATAACGAACCTCGCAACAAGCAGATCTGCGATCGAATTTCAAACACAATCAACAGAGGAGACTCAGTAGTAATTTGGAATTCTAATATTGAGGAAAAGGATATAAATGATATGGTCCTTGCTGGACATAATGTAAAGTCTCTGATAGAATTAAATACCTACCAAGGACTAGAAGCAAAAGTAAAGTTTACCGAATGGAAACGAGTATGAGCAACGGTATTAATGTCGTCAAACGTAATGGCGAAACCGAAAAACTAAATCTGGATAAAATTCATGTGATGGTAGAGCATGCTTGCAAGGGTCTTGCGGGTGTATCTGAATCACAAGTTGAAATGAATGCAGGTTTGCAATTCTTTGATGGAATTGAGACTAAAGATATTCAAGAGATTCTTATTCGTTCTGCTAACGATCTTATCTCTCTTGAAGCACCCAACTATCAGTTTGTTGCTGCCAGACTGCTTCTGTTTAGTCTGAGGAAGCAAGTATATAATGCACATCCAGATGCACGTCCTACGCTTAAGTATCACGTTGTTGATTGCGTTAGGAGGGGTGTATATGATGATGCTATTCTGACAAAATATAATGATGATGAATGGGAAAAGTTAAATAGTTATATCGATCATGATCGTGACTACCTGTTTACATATGCAGGTATGCGTCAAGTTTGTGATAAGTATCTTGTGCAAGACCGTAGCAGTGGAGAGATCTACGAGACTCCACAATTCATGTATATGATGATTGCTGCGACACTGTTTCAGGACGACGATCCTTTTTATCGACTCGATTATGTCAAAAGATACTACAACGCAATCAGCAAACACAAAATCAACATTCCCACACCTGTCATGGCAGGGGTTAGAACTCCACTTCGACAATTTGCAAGCTGTGTTCTTGTTGATGTTGATGACACCCTCGATAGCATCTTTAGCAGTGACATGGCTATTGGCTACTACGTTGCTCAAAGGGCTGGCATTGGTATCAACGCAGGTAGAATCCGTGGAATCAATTCTAAGATCCGAGACGGAGAAGTCGCGCACACAGGTGTTGTTCCATTCCTCAAAAAGTTTGAAAGCACTGTCCGATGCTGTACTCAGAATGGCATTCGTGGTGGATCGGCAACTGTACACTTCCCAATCTGGCACCAAGAAATCGAAGACATCATCGTCCTCAAAAACAACAAAGGGACCGAAGACAACCGAGTAAGAAAACTTGACTATTCAATCCAAATTTCAAAACTATTTTATGAGCGTTTCATTCAAAACGGAGAGATTTCACTTTTCAGTCCTCATGATGTCCCTGGGTTGTATGACGCTTTCGGCACTGATGACTTTGACGATCTGTATTGCAATTACGAATCAGATGAATCTATCCGACGCACCACAATCGGTGCTCAAGAATTAATTCTTGGACTGCTAAAAGAAAGAGCAGAGACTGGTCGCATCTATCTGATGAATATTGACCACTGTAATAGTCACTCATCTTTTAAAGACAAAGTAAATATGAGTAATCTCTGTCAGGAGATCACTCTGCCTACGGATCCCATTCAACACATTGATGGATCTGGTGAGATTGCACTGTGTATTCTCTCTGCTATCAATGTTGGTAAGATCAATAAGTTGGATGAGTTGGATGAGTTATGTGATCTTGCAGTGCGTGGTCTAGACTCTCTGATTGATTACCAGGATTATCCTGTTAAAGCAGCAGAGAGGTCAACAATTAACCGTCGATCTCTTGGTGTTGGTTTCATTGGACTGGCACATTATCTTGCTAAAAATGATGCACGTTATGATCAACCAAAAGCATGGCAACTTGTCCATGAATTGACTGAGAGATTTCAATATGGTTTGTTAACAGCATCAAACCGTATGGCAATGGAAAAGGGTCCTTGTGGTTATTTTGACCGCACTAAGTATGCAGATGGAATCCTGCCCATTGATACATATAAGAAGGAAGTTGATGAGATTGTACCGAATGAGCTTTTATGCGATTGGGACTTTTTACGGGCAAGAATCAAACAGTACGGACTCAGGCACAGCACTCTGTCCGCACAAATGCCTTCGGAGAGCAGCTCCGTTGTGTCAAACGCTACCAATGGAATCGAGCCGCC